TTTAACATTATCTCATAAGCAAGATGCCCACCTATGTAGCATAACGCTGCCAAAGGTAAGCAAATTGCAAAGAAGTACAATATTTTTATTACTTTAATGATACGGCTACACTTGTTGTGCTACTCTTGGCAGGTGGGTAAACTTTCGTAACCTCGCCAGTAACTCCGTTAATAATATCAAGACCTTGATGTGGAACTTTTTTCAAGAAATCTTCCATATCCTTTTTGGCTTTAGCTGCGCTATTGTACTCGGTTAATATCTCATCGTATGCAGGACTTTCGCATTTGCTAAAGTCATACTTAACGCCTACTTCTCTAATGTTAAACTTAGCACTCATATACTCAAAGTCCTTGCCATTTAATACGGCTGCTTGTAATACGGCATCTTTATAGTCCTTGTTTGCTTTTAGGGTTTCAAGCATATCCTCTAAGGCTTTAACCTGGAGATGTGTTTTTAACGGATCAAGTTCCCCTGCGTTTAAGCGTTCAATTAATTGGTGGGTAAACTCAACTCGTTGTTCTTTTGTTGTTTCAAAGATTTGTTGTAGTTCCATTTTATATTGTTTCGGGTTTGTAATTATCTATGTCAAAAAAGCCAACTTTTGACTTATGTTCTGGTCTCCTTAATTTACGCTTTGCAGGTTCGTAGCCTTTCTCGTTGCAGTAGGTAAGTATCTCTAAGTAAGTCGCATCAATGTTAGACATCATTATGCTAATCGGCTCACTTGCGTAATATTTGTCTATATATTCTTTTGTGCTTTGGGTCATAGTTTTTAATTGTGTAGTCAGTTAAAGCTGCCATTACAAAACCTGTTGCAATTAGCAGAAGGCAGATAGCGTAAATCATTTAGAGTATACGTCTTGTAATTGTCCAATAAGGTAACAAGCTGCTACTAATACTGCTAATAATTGTGCGGTTTCTTTTTTCATTGTGTTTGGTTTAGTTTAGTTAAATTGTGCGTTGAATAGTCGCACCCCTATATATTTTATTTGTAAGTTACATCATTACCCCATCCATTATTTTTTATATTATCTATGCAATCTTTAATATTCGTACTTTGAAAAGTATCTTTACCATTACCTCTACCTGTTCTTATTGAATAAAAAATACCATTTTCATTTTTTCTAACCTTTATGCAACCGCAATAACCTATTTGAATATGTTTATATCCTAAGTTAATTCCTGTTTCTACTTTGTTTACAAAATCTAAATGTTTTGCATTTTTATATAAGTTTTTAACTTCTTGTGTTGAAGAGATTAATTCTTCGTGTGTCATTTGTAAAAGTTGTTCGTTTGTCATTGTGTTTTGTGTTTGTGGTTAATTGATATATCAAATATACAACCTTTACACATTGCACAATCAAATGAGTAAACTTTTTTTTAAAATTGTTATGAACGGTAAATATCAAGTATAAGCGGTAAATTATAGGAAAGCATACCTACCCGTGCCACGTTTAAGGCTAAAGTTCTGCCAAGCCAAAGCCAAAGCCATTACGGCGTCATCGTGAAAGCCTGAAGGTGCGGAGTACTTAACCCCCGTTGCCGTGTACATATACTCAAATACTTCTAACTCCTGGCTGATTATTCCCTCAGGATAGCCTATCTTACCTTGATGTATTGCAGCCTGTAACCCTTCCATTAGCTGCTGCTTACTTGAACTTGTGAACTTTAACCCTTGTATCATTACCCCTTCCCTTTGTAAGTCCTCGAGGATAGGGTCACCAACCCCCGTACTATCGACAAGGATAGGGCATTTAGGCAGCCTAAGGATAGTTTGCTTGGTATTGTGCCAATCCATTTGAAAGCGGTCAAAATAAGCCACGTTTCCATCTTCGTCTAATCCTACTATTACAGTCCAATCGACTGACTTAGCAAGGTCAATCCCATAAGCTACAATCGGCATTGTTGTTACTGGGTGTATACATTTGCGAATGTATTGGCTACCAAATGGGTTTGCTGCGTTCTCCGCAGGGTTTGCCATATACTCCTGCTCAAACACAACCTCTGGCAGTTGCTTCCTTGCATCGTCTATTTCGTTCGGGTCTATGTAAGGGTTATCGTATGTAGTGAATTTAAAGCTTTGCCAATCGGGTTCAGCTTTGCTAAACAAACTAAAGAAGTAGTTTTTACCTTTAGGAGTGCTTAAGAATATAGCCTTGCCCTTGTAGTCCGTTAAAGTAGGTCTTATCGAGTTAAGCCACCCATCTTCAAGGTTAGGTATAAAGGAAGCCTCATCTATTACGGCTAAGTGAAACTTTAAACCACGAAGATTGTCTAACTTTTCGCCTGTAAAGAAGCGTATGCTTCCACCCGTTATGAATGTAATAACAAGGTCGCTTTCGTTCTTAGAGTATATTTCTAATGGCAATAGGTCTACTATCTCTTTAAAAAATATCTTTCCTAATTGGTAAGTAGGTGTAATGTAAGCTACACGCTTTTTATTGACCGCAGTATCTATGCTTATTGTTTGGCTAATCAAGGACTTACCAAATCTTCTCCCTGCCATCATTACTATAAACCTTTTGTCGCAGTCAAGTACTTGCTTTTGTGCAGGGTGTGGTTTATGTAAGCTTAGACCTATTGTTTGCATTACTTATCGTAAGTTATTTTAATCTCACTTACTTCGTGTTTGTTCTCGGACTTCTCTACTAAGCTATTCAATCGCTGAGTTATGCTTGGATTGTAAACCCCTGCCATACCACCTTCGATTTGGTCTTGCCTTATTTTTTTCCTAATATGCGAACAGATGGTTAAAAAATCTGCGTAAGCATTATTTGTGTTAGCAAAGTAATGGCTTAAATCTCCTATAATACCTTTGTCTGCGCAATAGTTTTCAAAGCCTTCTATTGTCAAAGGTCTTTCTCTTAATCTATATACTTCGTCTCCGTCTTTACCTACGAAATCGTGTACTTTAATAGGATTGCTTTTGCAGTATTCTGCGTACTCGTTAAAGTATTGAAGCATTAGTTCTGGTGTCTCTATAAGTTTAAACCTACCCATCTATCTTGTTTTTGTAGTGTTGGCATATCCTATCCATTACGGATAGGTAATATGTGTTAAAATCTTTGTATCCTTCGTTGTCTTGTTCGTATGTCTTGTATAAGATGCCCCTTAATCTTTGGCTCGGTGTTTTAAACGTGTCTGGGTCTGCCTTTAGATTTTCTATTATGTCTTGTTCTTCTTTACTAAACGGCTCTTCTTTAATTGCTAAGTAGCAGAACTGTTGGTTAAGTTGGAATATATCCGCAGCATCTTTAGGACTTAGTTCCTGTGTTGCTATTGTTAGCTTGATTGTTTTGTCTTTGCGTGAGGCAATGCTTTCTATTTGACTTGATAATAAAATCATAATATGCCGTTAATTATATCGTTTGCTTCGTCTATTGCATCTTCTTGGTCTAAGTAAGTATCTACGTCTGCTATATGCTTATTGATTAAAGTTTCTGCCATTGCATAGGTATAATGTCCTATCGTGGTCATATCGTCTCCGTTTTTACCTGTCTTACATACCGCAAGGAAGTAAGCTTTGTGCGTAAGGAGTAGCCATATAGCGTTTAGCTTTCTCATCTTCCTTGACCTTTGTAATCTTTAGGTCTTGGGTTATGCTTATTAAAGGACTTCTTTGCAGAGCCTCTTTTGCGTTTGCCAAAGCTAACTTTGTTATTGTTCTCTTTAATCTTTGCCATAATTCTTTGCGTGTATGTCTTTTAGAAACTCTTTATATTGTTTTTTGTCTCCGTATTCTATGTGGCACTTCCTACACAATCCCATAAGGTTCTCAATCGTGTCTTTGTCTTTGCTGCCACCCATTCCCCTTGCCTCAATATGATGTATATCTACCGCTTGTGAGCCACACACTTCACAAGGAATGAAGTCAGTTTTTTTATACCCCATTCCCTGCAAATAAATTTGTGTGTGTTTCTGCATACTTTCCCCATTAAATTTTCCGTTGATTAATAATTAAAAAATTTAAATATGCAAATTATTTTCCGTCTATTTCTTTTAGTTTGTTAATCGCCCATTCTACACCAGAAGTTCCACCCCAAGCGTCCCACATTAACCCACCACAACCTTCACTATAAGGAACGTCTTTATGTTGTTGATGTCTTTTAAACGAAGCCATACGGGCAATCGTATCTCTACTAATTGGCTCACGATTTGCTAATTGCCTTGCTCTTGCTTTACCTGTTGCTTCTCCACAAGAACCCCAACCATTTTTCTCTGCCCATTCTATTGCCCTCTTTGCGTTATTAGTAGCTGACTCCGGATAGTCGGTATAGCTTTCGGCAAACTTGCCACCTGCAAGAATAGCCTTCCAAACTTGCATTGCCTTTTCCTCGGTTTCATAAACGCAACCGCCTGAGCCTATTCTATATTTCCCGTTTGAGCATTTTATTACTGGCATAGTTTACTATAAATATACTTTCGGTCTAAATTTATCTCGTCAAAGTTATACTTCTTTTCGCAGAACTCAAATAGCTTTTGTCCGCTTTCCTTTCTCATATCCGCATCGCTTACTAAATCTTTTATGTGTTTGTACCAATCCTTCTGGCTTTTAACGTAATGCACGGGCATATCTAAGTAAGGATTGACGTGGCTAACAATAGCAGGGTTCTTTTTAGAAGCCGTTTCTAATACCTTAAGGTTGGACTTCATAGCGTTGAACTTGTTATCTACCAGTGGGATAACTGAAATGTCTGAGTCCGTATAAGCACCCATATATTCCGTAACCTTTGCATAGTTATAGATTGTAGGGTTAAGCTTTAGTCCGCAAGTGAACGCATCAATCATTTTATCCCATATAGGTTTCTCCCCGTCATTGTAACCTGCAATAACAGTTCTTATATTCATACCTTGTAGCCTTTTGAAAGGCTGCCTAAGTATTTCTAAATCTCTTTCGTGCGTTCCGCTACCGCTCCAAAATAATCTAACCTTGTAATCTTCGGTCTTGTTATCCTGGAACTGCTCTTGCCCGTAAGGTAATGCGTTTGGTAAGATGTGAACGTTCTTATTGTAAGGGCTTATCTCACTTGCTAACCTTTCGTGTGTGCAAGTGCAAAGGTCTGCAACTTCTAAGTAATCGGTAATTAGTTTAGGTATGTTATTAAACTTATATCTTGAATATAACAAATGGCTTTCGCTAAGTTCCCAGTAATCGTCATTGTCTACTACTAACTTAAAGCCGTACTTGGTGCGCCAAGTGTCCATTTGCTTTGCGTTTATTTCGTTTAGCATTCTATTCATTAGCACAATATCCCAACCCTGCTCAAGTAGTTCGTCATTCAATACATCGGTAATAAGTGCGTACTCTTTTTCCATATAAACAATAGGCATCATTATTCGGTGCAGTCCTACACCCGAATTGGCTGAAGTTATACAAAGTATTTTCATAAGTTTATATAATATGTTTTATTCCCATTTGTATAAGCAGATACATTGTTGCTATGCAAACTCCAGGTCTTTTGTACTAATTCATTTTTATTGTAACCATAAGCATCAATGCTATTTTGCTCAATATGATTAGCGGTATATTCTTTAATAAATTTCGTATGCAAACCTGCCGCCCTGCATCTCGTACAATAATCTAAATCTATTGCTCCGTAAGGGTCAAGTTCTTGATTGAATGCACCAACTCTTTTTATAGTTTCTTTTGTGATAGTGAAGTTACCAATTAAATCAGCCGTGTCATTACCTGTACTATGTAAAGGAATAGAACAAATACCAATAGTTTTGTCTTGTAAAAAGTCATTTCTTATTTGCAACCAATTATCAGGTTCTAATATATCATTACCCATAATAGTTACATAATCTATATTATCAAAGTTTAAATTCCTTAAGCCTTTATTAGTTGCAAATGCTATACCTTCTTCATTAATGATAGTAACTATATCAATATGCTTACCTGCATTTTTGATATTCTCAAACAATGTATTGATGTTCCTATCTTTATAGTTTAAGTATACTATTGCATTCATTATCTTATATTTGAGCCGATTTCTCGTGCAGGAACTCCTGCATATTTAGTATTGGGTTTTGCATCTCCTTTAACAAAAGCACTTGCACCTATCATACAATTTTCGCCTACGTTTGCAAATTGATGTAAAACTGCGTTTAATCCTATGTTAGCACCTTTGTCAATAATAGAATGCCCACCTATTTTTGCTCCGCAACTTATAGTAACATTATCTAAAATAGTGCAATCGTGTCCTATGTGTGCGTGTTTCATAATGAAACAATTATTACCAATAAAGGTATCAATCTCCGTTCCTGCGTCTATTGTTACAAGTCCTGTAATAACATTGTTATCGCCTATGTAAACTTTGCCTTTTTCTTTTTGCCAAAACTTCTTATGCTCGGCTTTGTCGCCTATAATACAATAAGCACCAATGTAGTTGCCGTCTCCGATAATTACGTTATCGCCAATGATAGCGGTAGGGTGGATAAAGTTAGCCATTCTTTTTTTTATTTTTAGGTTTAGGTTGTTCTTCGTACCAAGTGTAAAGGCGTTTAATCATATCGAAAATACAATTACCGCACCATACTGTTAAGATAAAATCTGCACTCATATACTTGCGATAAATATGCTCATACATTTTTAAAATGTCTAAGTCAATATTACGCACATAACCATTTTGGACTGTATGCCAATTACCAACGTGGTCATCTAAAAATTTGCGGTGTTCTATTTCCATAAGTTCCACATTAGTTTTGAAAGTAAAGGTGCTAATACTCCTGGTATAAATACAAACGCAATTATGTCGGTACATATTGTAGGAAGTAAATATAAAGCCAATCCTGTCCAAGCTGCTAAACAACTCGTGCAACTAAAGGGCTTAAAATCTAATTTCCACTTTCTATGGAATTGGTGTATCTCTACAAAGAATATTGCAAAGCATATCGCTGCTATAATTATCATTTATTAAGTAATTTAGTTATGTCTTTTGCTTCATTTATATTTAGCAGTCCGACTATTTTGTTAATCTTTTCTTTATTATTAAATTCAGTTTGTGCAGGTAATAACTTGTCAAACCATTTTGGTATCGAAATATCTTTTAAATTAAAAGAGTATATTCCTATTGGTGTGCTATTAATATACCTTACGTTTGAATGTGCCATTAATTTATCCCATTTAATTTTCTCAATTAATAGTAATTGATAATGTATTTTCCTGCATTTTAATTCAATAGATAAGTTATATTTTGGACTATACCCATCTCTATAACTCATTTGGCTTGTAGTTTGTAAATCAGGTATAATACTTTTTAATTTATTAAAGAGTATCTCTTCTGTCATTTCGATACTCATTTGCGTAGTTGTTTTTTAAGTTCTCGTTTAGTTAGCTTAAGTTCCCTATGTATTGACATATAAGGTATGCCTGTAACCCTGCTTAGTTCTTTAGCGTTGCAGTTATGCTTAATAGCATACACTCTTAAAAGTTCTGCTTTATACCAGTGCATCTTAGATAACTCATCTTCTACTTTGTTAAGTAAATCTTCGTCTCTATCGTGTACTATTAATTCTACTTCTAAAGGCTTTCGGTATGTCCTATAAAATTGGCTCGTGTTACTTTGCATCATATTAATCATAGTTCTAACCAAGTAGAACTTTAATACGTTGCGTGTACGCATATCTATTAAACGTTCCTCATCCATTTCACATAGCACCTTAAATAATTCGCTTCTTAAATCTTCTCGTAAATCTTCAGGCTGCATTTTATCTATTGCTTCCTTTAGTTCTCGGCTTTCCCAAAGTTCTAATATGATGCTATTCTTGTTCATATTCTTTTAAGGTTAGTTTGCCGTTCTCTTCGGTTGCTATGTAACAAAAACAATTTGCCGTTTTTGCTAAATTTAAAAATGATATTTGATAGCTGCTTAGTTTATCTCCAATGGCTTTTGTTTCGCAATAAACTGCTACTCCTGTTTGAGTATGAAAGCCAACTACATCTGGAACTCCTTTAAGTCCTATAAAAGTGCGACCCCTAACCGCAAGATTGTTATTACGCCATACAAAGCACCCGTTTTTATTTAGGGTCTTGATTGCTTCTTTAGTTAATTCGTTTGCGGTCATATTACAAAACTATATTAAGAAAATGAAACTTTACCATTTTTAATTTGCAAATCAAAAAATAAAGCTACGGCAACGGCTCTTGCCTGGTTCTTAAGCCATTGCTCAGTCCATTCGTCTCGGTACTGCTTTGCGCTTATGATGTCCATTTTATTAGCTTTGTAAGTAATAATCTCCATAAGTTTCTTTTTAGCAAGTGCGCCATCTTCTTTTGTCCATACCTTAATGCCTGAACTATTAAGCTTTGTAAATACGGATAATGGGTTAAACAACCTATCGAATGTTCTATTTTCAAGAACCTTGTATTCTTGATAAGAGTAATCAATTATCTCTAAATCGGTTAAGTGTGGGATTGCTTCTACTCGTTCTTGTGGCATCATTTTTCTTACTTCGTTTGCTTTTTTCTTGTACCTATCCATAACCTGACTAAAGTATGCAGGACTAAAATTTTGGTAGTGGTCTATAAAATCATTGGCTACCATTTGCTTAAACGCTACTTTAACTTCGTTTATTGTAAAGTTTCCGTATTCGGTTCTTATCCAATCCTCTAAAATTGCTAACTTAACGTCGCCAGGATTGTTGATGCCTACAAGCTGCATCAAATAAATAAGGTTCTGCTTAAATATGATAGAGTTTATGTTCCTCATTCGTTCCCCCGAAAATGCGGTCATAATCTCCTGCTCCATAGGAAGTAGAGTGGATATAGTTGTAGTTTTTAAGGTTTTCGAGTTCGTTTTTGTCAAGCTTTCGTTGATTGCTTGTAGTTCCTTTTGCATATTGTTTAGTGTTTGTTATCCAATTATTTACTGCGTGTGTCCAACTTTTCATTGGGTTTTTACCTACTTTCCACCCGTTGCTTTCGTAGTAATTTACAAACTTTTCTGCTTCAATCTTTGCTACTTCTTTACCAATGCGTAAAGACATATACTCGTAAACTTGTTCAAAGCTACATTTACTTTTATTAATATTTATATCTTTATTTATATCTTCATTTTCATTTTCCATATGGGAGTCCATATGAGGTTGCATATGCGTTTCATATGAAGGTTCGACTTTAGGTTTGTTTTTAGGTTTTATGTTGTTTCGCCTTGACTCAGTAAAGGTTTTACGCTTTTCCTTTTCAACATCAAGCCTGACATTGTACCATAAACCTTTCTCATCTTGTATAAACTTGCATTTCACTTGCTCCCACAAGTGACCAACCGTATGTTGTATCATATGAGTATTCATATGACCTCGGTTAAATTGAAGCATAAGCAAGTCCATATATGCTCCTTTTTCATCAAATGTCATTCCCATTGTGCCACTAACATAGTCGCCTGGGTAAAATAAAAACGCTGGGTCTTTTGCCATAAAAAAAATAAACCCCGATAGGTACGAACTATCAGGGTTATTATTATTTAACCACTAAACACATTATCGGTTCGTACTTCGTTAATGTGTTTTATTATACTGCGAATATACACTAAATTTCCTTAAGTTCTAATTTTAAACAAAGTTTTTTTAGCTTAGTTTTAAACCAGTCCTCAGTTTCTATTAGGTTATTCGCTTGTTTTATGTTATGGATAGCAGTAGTATGGTCGCTTGTTCCTGTGTACTGGCTTATCTCCTTAAGGCTTAACTTGGTATATCTCCTTAGTAAGTAAGCCGCAGCCTTGCGCCCGAACGTTGTTTTTAAACTCCTATCCTTAATTAATACATCGCACTCAAACTCTTCGTCTACCAATTTGACAATAGTTCTCGCACCAATGTCTAACCCTAAAGGCTCGTTATCTTCTATGCCTAACAATCCAAGTTGCTGCATCATTTCGTGCAGTTGCAAATGGGTGTTGCGTTGTGCGAAGTATAACTCCTTTAATTGTCTTATTGATATATCCTTTTTCTTATTCAGCATAATTAAAACGGCAATCCTTCCGTATCTTCTTTAGGTTTAAAATCATTTACATAAATCTTGTAATCGGGTTGCTTATCCTCGGTCTTGTAAGCGTTTACCCACATTGAGTATTTAACATCATTGATTGTAAAATTAATTACTTCTCCTTTAGCGGTCTGCTTTTTCCAAGCACCTGCACTCCATTTTTTTTGTTCCATTTTTATTTGTT